CCTCTGTGAATCCGTGCATCTGTATTTGCAGTATGTGATGTAGCTTCAATTCCTAATTGACCTCTTACAACTTTAACGACAGGTAATGTTGAAATACCGAGTGAAACATCAGTTGAATCATTAATAACACCTGTAGGAGTACTTGAGAATCCAACCTCAGTAACCAGCATATATTCATCATCAATTTTTAAGAAGTCTCGTGGTTGAACTGAAGTTATTCCACTTAAGACAAACTGGGAAAGTCCAATACCAATACTACTATTATAAGTGAAACCATCAAATATTCCTAATTTGTATGATAGAGTTGTAAAGTTAATTGGTTGTTGAACAACACCGTCTAATCCTATCAGTGTTTTAGTTAACGATTTTGCCATCGCTAACTTGTGTTTATTACCAGATCCTGTAGAAACAAAAGTTAATGCAGAACCACCCTTTGTTGCACTTAGTTGAAAATTATTTTGATCTATTCTTTTTGCAAAAACTGATGTCGGTAAGTCTACGCCAGGTGATGTCTGCATAGCAGTGGCTGCAACTCCAATAAATGTCGATGTTGGTGTATAAATTAGTTCTTCATCTGTTTCAAAGAAATGATCAGGTATTGTAAATACACCAGTTCCAGCATTTAAAATTGTTGCATCTGCTGGATTGAATGCTTTAGAATAAATTGGAATACCATTATGTTTTAATTCAAAGTCTTTCTTATTAGCTCTCAATCCTGAAGCACCATCAAAAGTTGTTAAAAATAATTTTTGTGATACAGTACCATAAGATAGGTCTGGTGGAGTATTATCAAAATCACTTGCTGTATATAATATCTGATTAAATGATTGAATTTCAATTAATGATTTGAATTCTGTATCAGGGTAAAATTTTAATTTAATATCATTACCAACTATTTCACCACCAAAAGTACCAATTCCAGTTGTAGATCCTGCAGATACAAAAGGATATTGTACTGTCAAAACATCATCAGCATCTCTTAATGTAATAATTTGATGAACTGCAGAAGTTTTACCACAAGAAACTCTAACCAATGATTTGGAACTTGTATCGATTATCTTAGAAAGAGTCGCATAAGTTATACCCACACCAATTGGAGATATTTCAGTTACATATCCTGATTCAAATCTAGCACTTCTCTCTGCACCAGCAGGTTGACCAGATACTGAGAAACGATAAGTGCCTATTCCAGCGGTAGTAGTACCCAATCCTACTATATTTGCTCTAACATCAAGTGTGTTTACTCTATCATTCTCACATTGTAATTTTATTAAATCATTTTCATATCTTGCTGTTATTACACCCACTACACTATTACTAATTCCAGATTGTGTATCAATATAAGTTTGTGAAATTGTTGTATCAACACCATCAAAATCAACTATCACCTCATTATAATTTACCTCTTTAGTTACACTATCTTGAACAAAAATAGTTGCGTAAAGTGAATTAAAATCAGTTTTAGGATATTCAATAATTGTTGTTGTAGTAAATCCTGAACTAGCACTGCTTACTCCGACATTAACACCTGTCAAATCAATATTACCAATTCCTGTGGTGTCAATACCAACTAAATCTGTATTAAAATCTGCCTTTAATACTTTGATATCATGATCTTTTGTAAACGCATCAGTCGGTGTAAATAAAAGATTTTTATCACCTGAATTCAAAATTTGTGTTTCAAATACACCTAAACTTGCATTTGTAAAATCATCAGTTTTTGTAAGTAGATATGCATTTTTTTCTGTTGTTAAAGTTACTAATTCTACTAATTGAGAGTCTTGAGTATCTGGATCAACAACTTGAATTAAATAATTACCAACGTCCTCTGCAAGAGTCTCAATTATAGTGCTTACTGATTCAAAACCATCACTTGAAAAATTAGAACTGATATCATCGTGAATCAATACTCTATTAGTTTTACATCTTGTAAAATCAGTTAAACTCCTATTCTGGAAAGTGAGAAACTTAGATTTTGAGTTATTAGAAGAAGTGTTAAAGTCTCTGACTGAATCAAAATTGTTTATTGCATCCACTCTTTGCTTATCGCTTAATTCTAATACGTTTGCTACATCAAGTACAACAAGTTGATTTGAATCAAGAGTTCTTCCTGAACCAACATTTACTTTTCCAAAAACTGATGTATCTGCAAAATTTTTCAATCCTGATGGATGAACCAATCTATTAACTGGATTTACAAATTTATCCCACTCAACTGTACTCTTGACAGTATATGCCAAGTTTTGATAGTAACTATTATCTGGTATAACCTGAACATCTGAGTTCAATTTACCTGTATTGTCTATCCATCCATATTCCTGTCTATTTGAGAAATTAGTATTGAATCGTGCTGCATTGCCAACTATACTTACAATCTCTGCAGATACATTACTTAATTCACCTTTTATTCTATCACCTCTCTTAATCTTAAATTTACCATCAGTTTTTATATAATCTTCTCTAATTTCAATAACTGTCAAATCTGTGACTTCATTATTAATAAGTAAAGGTTCATTTAATTCATATTCACCTCTTGTTTGAATCGCTTCGATTACAGGTAAATCTTTTGAATTAATTATAGATGCATAACCAGATTGATATGTTTTGGCGATGCCAGGATTGGTTGTTACTCCAGCAGTGTTAAATTTAAGTATGCATTGAGTTCCAGCAATATAGTCTATTACATCAAAATATTGATAATTGTAGTTTTCTGAATTGAATCCATCTCCCTCAACTGTTATTGTAGTTGAAATCCCACCTTGAGTTGCACCGATACCAGTTTCACCAACTCTCTGTATTCCCTCTACAAAAATTTGATCTCCTGATGCAAATGGTTGAACATCAAAACCATTAATTGGAGTTTCTAAGAAACAAGTTACCACACCAGATTTACTGGTTTGTAGTGAATTAATTCCAACACCATTAGTATTATCAATAGATACAATTTTATGTACAACAGAATCTAATCCTGATATTGGCGATACTACTTCAACTTTAGATATTGTTTGATTTGGAACTGATGGAATTAATGATAAATCATCAACAACTTCACCTGAAACTGGATTGAAAACAATTAATTTTGGTGTGCTTACATAATTTCTACCACCACTTATAATATTAACTGACCCTATGACATCTAAATTATCTAATTTTAATACAGGAGAAATGAATGCTTCTGGACTCAAAGTTTTATCAGAAGAATACTCGTAACCGATGTCAGCAATTCTTATCTTTTTAATTCTACCTATTGATGATGAGAATGGAACTATATTTGCATTACTACCATCCACACTACTGACAGAATTAAATGATGGTAACTTTTTATAATTAAACCCAGTCGAGATAATATCAAATTCTTTAATAGAACCATTAACAAAAGTAGATTTTGTTGAGTATTCTAATTTTTCACATTCAGCACTTGAGTAACTATTAAATTCAGGAACTCTTGGTGAAAAGTCAAATGTAGTATCAGTAACATTAAATATTTTGTATTCTCCGTTATATTGACTATCAATAAATCTAATTTCTGAGTAATTAGAAACCTCAGTATCTGCGGTGCTTATAAATCCACCTTTAGTTATACCATAATACAATCTATTTGGTGTAGAGTTTGAATATTGTATAGTTAGAGCAGCACCAACTGGGTCAGTATTATTAGTTCCAATTCCTATAGTTCCTGCAGTTCCTACATTAAATGAAGAGGAATCTTGTGAACTTAAATATTCATTTGTTAAATTTTGATCATAAAATAATTTAAAATCAAAATTAGCTAGTGAAGTATCTTTTAAATTAAAGGTTAATTTAGAATTTTTAACGACATCAATTCTAGGATTAATTTTACCTATCTTTTGAGTTCCTCCTGTATTTGCAGTTATAGGAACAATTTTAACAGGATCTGAGTTAAGATCAATTATAGTTTCTACAAGATTAAATTTTGAACTGCTAATTTTGTATATAAAATATGTTCCAGTGCTGATACCAGTTGCAGCACCATCATAAAAAACTTTATCACCTGTTACTAATCCATGATTTGTAATATTAATTTTATTTGTCTCTACATTACTACTTGCAAATACTAGTGGATTTACTAATAACTTATCGAAATCAGAATTGTATTCGATAGAAACAGGACTAGTAGTACCAATACCAACTGTTAAATTTGGAACTACATTTATACTTACAATATCATCATCTCGTAAATTATGAGTCGTTGTAGCAGCAGCAGAAACATTTGCTGATAAAGTTGTAATAACTCTATCAATATTTCCTGTAATTTTATCTTTATTTGATTCAAAGTAATATAATCCAGATGATATTCCTGAAACTGAACCATTACCAACAAAAAACAATCCTTCACTTGTGCTACCTATTCCAACATTTGTTGTTACAATTCCAATACTATCTACACCCTTGTCAATAATAAAAACATCGATTGAGTTTTGACCCAAATGAGGTACTTTAAATTCGGTTGTAGGTACAGTAGGTTCTTTTCTTACAGTGAATCTATTTGCACCTGCTCTCTTGTGTAATCTTACTTTTTGACCTGTCTTGAATGGATGATTTGGTATATGAATTGTTCTTGTAGGTATGGAAATTGTTTCTTTTATATCACCAACTATTCTATCTACAGTAATCGCACCACCAGGAGTTGTTCCAACACCTACAGACTGAGGAGCATTAAAGTAAACGATATCATCTGCAGTTGATTCAAATTTTTTAGTGCTAACAGGAATAAAAATTTCATTTGTTAAAACATCTATATTGGAACCTAAAGTATGAGCGATACCAATATTTCTTTGAACTCTAATAACTTTTCTTGATGGGTATAGATTCAATACTTTAAGAGTTTCTATTGCAGTTGTATTTCCTGAACCTACCTTTAAAGAACCACCTATTGAAATAGTATTTGGTATCTGTGTTACAAATATATCTTGAATCAGACCATTATTACTACCAACAGTCATATCCTTTGCAAGACCAATTCTATCAGTTTTAATTCCTATATTATAATCACCAGCTAAATTTAAAATTGTAGTGCTTAAACCAGAAATGGTAATATTATCTCTATCATTTACATCAATAAATGGTAAAAATTTAGCAGAGACCTCATTACCTGATTTCCATTCAAATACTGCATTTTCAGATGTTGTTATAGTTGTGTCAATTCTTGATACTCCAACACCAACTATTTCACTAACTTGTGCTCTAAAACCAGAACCGTTTGTATCTGTGTCGTCAAAATTAGTTAAATCTCCAACTTTATATCCTTCACCACCACTTAGAATTGTCAATCCATCAACTATACCTTTTGTTACAGATTCAATTTTAGTTAACTGTCTAATATCCTCATAAGATTCAACAACAAAATCATTATCTGCAAATTTTTCATCTACATTATATGGGAATGTATTTCTTCTTAAAGATGAATTATTAAAGTCAAAATCATGATTTAAAATTTGATTATCAGATATAAATGGTGATCTGTAAGAATTACCTATAAAGTATGGATAAACACCTTGAAGTTTATTATTATCAGTTGCTAATCCAACTGCACTGAAATATGCATAAACACCATTCGGGAATTCTGGAGTTTTACAAAATCTACCATTGTGTATATCAAGATCTCCTGAGTTATTAAATTGATGATCTTCAATAAAGAATCCTGCGTCAAATCCAACAGGTCTATTTGTAACTCCATTTACATTTGTAATGTATGAAGATGAAATTATCTTTAATGGTGAGTTAATATTATCAGGTTCTGAATATCCAAAAGGTCCATAAATTGGGTTTCCATCATATGCCCAACCAATAATAGGAGAGTGACCCGTAATCTGATTAAATTCACCGCTTCCAGTAATACTAAATGTATCTTCAAAATTACTTGCAATATCCTGAGAATAACCAAGTATGCTAAACTTTAAACTATTATCTTTTTCTTTAAGAAAAGAATCACCAAATCGACTTGCATTATTAAGGGTCAAACTTCTTACTCTAGCTGTGAACCCTCCATTCATTCCTCTTGCAAATGCTTTTACCTCTGTATCTGTTGCACTGTATCCTATTCCAGTATTGGTAACTATAGCATCTATGACTTTACCATCTAGTAACACAGGTCTTACAACAGCACCCGCACCTGATCCAGTTGATATAACTCTCAATTCAGGACTAGAATTATATTCTCTACCTCTGTTTACTACTACAACATCAACTATTCTTCCATCTATGATAATTGGTTTGAATTCAGCATTAACACCATTTTTAATTGATATTTTTGGTATTACCTGTTTATCAAGAGTTGTAGATCCATAATTAGTGCCTTCTTCATATAAGTAAGCACCAATTAATTCACCAGTAACAACAGGGTTGATTATAATATCTCCAGTTACAGTTGAACCGTAAGACACGTTAATATTGACTTTAATATCAGGATATTTAAAAATTTGAAATCCTGCACCAGATGAAGTAAAGTTTACAAACTTACCTCTATCATAATCGACTGTTGAGGTTCCACCTATTCCAGCATCTGCTACTCTAAATGAGTCTTGATCTAATTTTTTGACAAGATACGATGAGGTCGTAGTCATACCTTGAATATTTGTTGTCTCAGCAGAATATTCAACAATCTCTCCACTTTCAAATCCGTGATTTTTGTAATTGATTGTATTTGATGCTGTTGATATTCCTGTTGGTTTGACTCTTAACTTACGATGAGTATATCCTGAACCCTCATTTAGAACTTTGACTGCTATAAGAGTATTTTTCTTTTCAGTTCTAAATCTGTGAATACCACTGGCAGAAGTATCAGTTGATAATCCCACTGTGTTTATACCAGCACTTCCAAATAATGCATCTACAGCTGAATTGAATATTCTAACAGTTTTAGGATTTACTACTCTGACAAAATAAGGGTCTCCATCGGATAATGTCCCTGTAATTAAGTTAGCTGCATCATATGCAGATCCAATACCTATTGGTGTATTTCCGTTTGAATTATAATAAACAAGTTGACCATTTTCTAAATTATGCTCAGTTTGAAAAGTAATTGTCTCATTAACAATATCAACACCACCATTGAAGAATAAATCTCTACTATCAAAATTGATATAACGATCCCTCTCACCGAGGATTGGTTGTAGGACACATCCATTTCCATTACCACCAGTTAGAGAAATATTTGTAACTGCCTCTATATCAAAATTTTGAGGATCAACAAATACTGATTTTACTGAACCTCTTATTATAGGTTCAGCAGCAGCACCAACTCCACTGCTAGTTTCAATACCTACAATTGGAGGATTGACAATATCATACCCTGATCCACCATTTAACAAATCAACTGATTCGAGTGGTCCATAAAAAATCTGATTATCTGAAATAGGTGATCTAATCTGAACTCCATTTATCAAAATTCCAATATCAGTAACTGGTGTCTCTTGTTTTGATGCTACAAATAAATTTTGATTTAATGGAAACTTTCTTAATATCTTATCAGCACTTAGTATTCTACTTTGATGGTCTTTAAATATAAACTTATGAACATCTGTTGTTGAAGTAGTTGGTCCTATCTGAACAGTGCTTGCTGTTCCAATCTGTGATAATGAATTATATAATCTAATTTTAGATTTGTTTTGATTTGGACCTGGTATTACTGGGTCTACAAAATATGTTCTTCCAGTATCCAAACCAATAAGTGCTTCACCATCAGGTTTATATACAACTGCATCACCTTGAATAAATTTTATATCAGTATTTGGAGGTGGAGTAAATTTAATTATACTGTAACGTTCATTTAATGGATTTAACCCTTCTAAACCAGCTGCAGTTCCTCCTATTAAGTTTTCTTCTATAATATTAGTTTTAATATCATAACTGGGTAGAGAGTTAGATGCAGCATATCCATCTTCATTTCCATCGACATAAACATTTAATGTATCCGATAGTATTTTTTCATTTCCTTGATCAATAGCAACTCCTGAACTAGTTGCTTTTTCAACAGTTCTACGAATATCGTAGAGTTGATTTAAGACAGGAGTAAATCCAGCAATATTACTTGCTGTTATTTGATTCAGAGTGGTGTCAATACTAGCAACATTACCTCCACCAACAATATTTTGCTCGTTTCTTTTTAAAATATCAAATCTATCACCCAATTTAAGATATGCTTTATCAATTGGAGTTTTAAATTTAAACGTAGAACCAGATATTTCTACATTAAATCTTGAACTTGTGTTGTATATCCAAGAGTTAGCAAAAATTTGTTTATAACTTAATGAATCATTTTCTATTTTTTCACCAACATTTTTAACAAATATATTTTCTCCCTCATTTACCAAGTTAATATCACTAACTGGGACTAATTCTGATAATACACCTGTGATTCTTAAATCACATCTTTTATTCAAATTACCTTTCTCATATCCAAAGATTGTTTCATTTATTCTTACATCTTCAGCAGTTCCTATACCTACACCGATTCCTGTGCATCCAAAAAATTGATTTATAGTTTTAGAAGAATAATCAACCTGTAAATTACCATCTGTGATTAATGTTCCAGTTTGTCCAAAACCTACTGTGGAGTCAACTGATATGATTGAAGATCCTGCAGATACAAAATCTATGGATTTTGTCTTGCCTGGTATTGTAAATACACCTTGAATTAAATCTCTATCACTAAATCCCACAAATAGTGATAGTTTGTAGTAACTCTTTCCACCTCTTGTTAATATTTCAACTTCGGATACCGATGCGTTTGTAGATGTATCAGTGGATTTAAAAATTGTTTGTCCTACTAAATCTTGAGGGGTTCCAGTTGTTGTAATTAAATCCGCTACAACAACTTCTCTTCTTATAAATTGAGCAGAGGATGGTTTAACTAAATGATTTTCTAAATCAAGTATTGTTGATTCAACTCCAAATAATACTTTGAATAAAATTGTAATTGATTCTTCAATACCTTTTGATTGATAAAAAGATCTTGAAAACTTAACAAAATTACCAACGTCTAAGTTTTCTGAAAAATCATCATTTTCTAGACCAGGTAAAAAAGTCTTTTTTAATTTTTTATAAAATTCTTGGAGAAATAAAACTGATAAGTTTTGTACATTAGTACCTGATGTATGTGATGATGCAACTGTTTCATCAAATATTAAACTTTCTCGATTTATTTCTAATAGCGATGAGGAAATTCCAACATTGTAACCTGATATACCGCTGAATCCACGTATACATCCAGTAAATGAAGTTGATGTTATACCAGTGTAAGATATTATTTCATCATCTATTTTAAGAAGACCATATTCAGATGGAAACCCTTTTGTACTTGGAACATTAATAGTAGTATCAGATGATGAGATTGCTGAACTTATACTTGTAACACCAACAACAACTTCAGGAACTAAATTATCTGATTTTAAATATTGGTCAAAATTGTTAATTAAATCACTTGCACCACCCTGAAATTCTTGAGAGATATAATATTGCTTGAAAAATTCAGTAGCTTTAGGAAAATCTGTAATTAGAAATTCTGGTAACTGATTCTCAATAATCTTATTGACTTTTATTCTTTTGTCAATTTGTGACATAAATTATTTCCTCTCTAATTCACCATTTGAATAACTTGATGTATAGTAGTCTCTTGTAAATACAACACCTGAAACATCTTCTCCTGATGCGATAACGTCCTTAATCATATTTATTGTAGTATTTGAAACATCAAAATCAAGATACAAATCTTTTAAACCAACTACATCGTTTGACTCTGGAAATGCCTGAACCTCAACAATATTATTATCAGAGACAGTAGATGTTATATTAATAGTGTTTAGAATAACCTCTCCTTTCTTATAGTCAACTACACCTGCTTCTTTTACAATTACTACTTGTTGTCCCTTATCATTCTTTGAAACAATACTTAAAACACCCATCATACTTCCATCAAGATTTCCTGATGCATCTTTATTAGGAACATCAGTAATATATGCGGTTTGTGTGAAACCATTTACCGTGAACCCTGTGCTCTTTATATTAAATCCTGCGGGATTTATGTAAAAACGGTTTCCGAAACAAAGTTCATATTGTGCAAATTGATTTATTAAGGCTTTTAAATCTCTTCTAATTATTACTTTTGTTATATTAGAAGTGATTGCATTGTCAACACGGTCAATTAGTATGTTTAGTTTACTATATTTAAATCTTCCACCAAACTTATTAATCTCTACATTGTTTGAATAATCAGTTAGTGCTGATATAATTTCTGATCTTAAATTTGCAGGAGAGGCAACTTGTGATGGATTGTAATAAACGGTACTATCTAATTCCACATATAGTATTTTCAAATCAACAATTTCAGAATTGATACCAGCGATAGCGTAACTTTTTAATTGATTTTTAATTTGTGATTTATCAAAATCGGATATGAATGAACCATTTTTAGGTTTGATGCTAATTTGCACTTGACCAAATTTTGGTGGGTCTAATTCCTCACCACCTACAACAGCAACAGAATCAGTTTGTGGATAAATCTTTTGAATTATAGTTTCATAATCTCTTGGTGTAACTGCTCTGTATTGTGCTGAGTAAAGTCTTGGAGCAAAATACTTAATAGTAGATACATCTTCAACTTCAGCACCATTAGAAGCGTTTGTAATGGTAGTAATTGTTACGTTATCTGATGGTGTAAACAGAGTACCATCACTCTTAGTAAATGAACCTTGGAAACTAAAGTTAGAAGGACCGTTTCCATCTTCGCCCTCAGTTACAAGATATCTTGCTGTTATGACTGATGCATTTTCCAATTTTTTACCAAAGAGTCCATCACCAAATAATATTTCATATTTTTCGTCTTGAACCTCTTGTGCTAGGTATATCTCTGAAGTTTTAGTCAGGTTTAATACATTATCTACCATTGAAAACTTTCGACCTAAACCTACATCACTTATCCCTTTTACAAAAACACGTAATGTTGAACTATCAATATTTGGACTATCAATAATATATCTTTGATCCTGAGAAGTATCAACACGATAAACTCTTTGAAGGAGAGTTCCTTGATAAACACTAATTGGATCATCAAATTGTGCAAATGATGTTCCACCAATATCTCTTACTCTTGTTGATGTAATCTCATCTGGCACTGAAAAACGATATGTTGTATTTTCTACGTTGCCTACACATACTAGCCCTGAACGTAGTGTTAAAAAGCGAGGAGTGCTGTCGTTTGTAGTTCCTAAGTTAATATCACTTATTTTGATTGTGGCGATTGCAGCGGTTCTAGAGCGTGGTACGTAACCAATGTTTCTTGCAAGGGAAACAACATTCTCTCTTATTGTTGCAGAGTCTAAGAAAGATTCGTTTGCGACTAAGTTAGCATTAAATGCATTAATATAGGTATTATAAGCAAGAGTATCAATTAGAACAGAAAAATTAGAACCCTCAAAATCAAAATCGCTGAAATTTGAGTTTGAACGAAGGAAATCTTTGATTTGTGCTTTGATTTGATCAAAGTCTAAACTTGTGAACTGTGTAAAGGGCATATTATCTCGTTGGTTCTAATATAAATGAGAAACTTTGTAGGGGAGCTTGTATTCCTACAATTTCAAAAAGCACTTTTACCTCAATTGCGTTAGAATCTGGTTTTGCATCAACCTCAACACCAATATCACCGACTCTTGGTTCATAATTACGTACGGTTTGTCGAACCATGTCCTCTATTATCATAACAGAGGACGCTGTGAAGTTCTCAAATAACATTCCACGGACATTTGTACCCAAATTTGAGTCAAAAAACCTCTCTGTTGGAATTGTTTCAACTAAATTTCTAACTGCACGTATGATTGCTCGCTCATTAATAAGCACAGGAAGATCTTTTGTCACTGGATGTGGGTCAAAAGACAAACTGATATCCTTAAATGCTCTTGATTTGCGTTGAATCGCCATTATTAATGCTTTTAGATTTATTTATACCCTATCTTGCATAATCATTCATCACATAATCATCAGTATCAAAGTAATTCAGTAACCACCAAGCAACTGAACGTGGATTTTTGTTCCCACAAGTAAAAATATCGAAGGAAACACAGTTTTTTTCTGGCCAAGTGTGGCAAGAAAGATGACTTTCACCCAAAGTTACTGTACAAGTCACTCCTTGAGGGTCAAATTTGTGTGTATAAGTGTTTAAAACATCTAAACCTTCAGTTTTACAAGCACTGACACAGACTTTTTCGATTTTATCCCTATCATTTAATTTATCAAAGGGTACATTATACACTTCAACAAGTAAATGTGTACCCATATGAGCATTTTTTACGTTTTTCATCCCAATTCTGGTTCAAATGGTTTTCTATCGTTAGTTTCTTTTCTCTCTTTTGCTGTTTTCCAGAAATAATTCTCTTCTGAACCCAATCCATCACGGTCATGACCGTTTTCAACTTGATAATACACTGTTGAAACCTTAAAATCGGGCACTTTTGGTGTTTCTGGAGTAATACTGTTGTCGTAAATCCTCATTCTGTTGTTTGGATAGAGACAAAACTGCCCATTATCCAATTCTAAGAGGTTATGAGACTTATGTTCAGCAGGTTGTTCACTTGTTGAGTAGTCAACAGCATCCACATCGGAGTGATAATTGTCCAAAGTGCAAATATAAGTGCCTGTTTGGTTGCCAAAGTCTCTTGTATACACTTCATAGTGCATCGAACCGATAAATTGCTTCTGAACAGCGACCACTCCATAGTCCATACAGTTCCAAAACTGTAAATTATGAAGAGTCATATCAGGGTCAGGTAATTCTGGAGACGATAAAAATGCCGAAATGGGTAATTTATCAAACATTGCAGCATATTCGGGTAAATAAGTCTCAAAATAAAAGGCACGACCAGGTATACTCTTTGCAGATACCCAAACTCCCTTGACAAATTCACCGTGACCACTCTTATGGTCAGTTAGATATTCCTTTCTCACCCATACTTCGTAAGAAGGTAGATTTGTAATTAAAGTTGCCATTAATCTTTATACCATTTGGTTTGTTCTTCAATCATTCTTTGATTTCTCTCTTCAATATAATCCCAAAACCATTTGTTTGGATCATTCTCATCAGGAACAGGACGTGGTTTAAGTTCAGTGATTTTTTTCTCGAACTCAGAATCGATAATCCAGTCCATATTTTTCATAACCTGATTTAACAACTGATTTTCAAAAGCAGGACTCTTCATATATGCAAATACCAAGAGTCCACTTCCAAAAGTTATATTTGAGATAATCAGAGCAGTAACAGCAATCCATCGAGTTCTAATTCGACTTGCTGACCTCTCTAACTCACTCATCTTCCCTGACCTCTGTATCTTTTACGAGCCGAGTTACGGGACGTTGCGGAGTATTTCGAGTGTTTTCCCCGCCCTTGACGAGTTTTTTTGGGTCTTGACTCAATTACATAAGCACTGCCCATCATTCCTGTTTTTCTAGCCATTGTTTAAAGGTTCCTCAATATAAGGTTCATAAGTAATATCTTGTGCTGTGAGTGTCTTATTATAATAGCACTCAACTGCAAGGTC